CCCGTGACGAACTCTCGGATTGTCTGCCGAGGAAAGGAGGTGAACAAGATGCCAGATAAAACAATGCGATGTGAGTCTCACGATGAACTTGTAGAAGTACAAGCTCTAGTGAATAAACTCAAACATGCTAACCGATTACTGAAGGAGATCCCAAGTCTACCGAAAGGTAAGCTCAGAGATCATATAGAGGATGAAGTGAATGGTATCATTAGATATGATGCGTCTCCTTTAAGGGAGAAACTCAAATCAATTGACACATTCCTCATCACCGTAAATGATTGCTATCGCTTATGCGTAGAAATCAAAAACGCTTCAGCTATCGACAAGAAAGTTAAACTTCCTCCTAATCTTTTAGACTCTGTCCAAAAGATCATTAGTGAAGCTCACACTATTCTTGGTTTTAAAGGCACTTTTAGTTAACCTCCTAGTGAATCACGGGTGTTGGTTATACTCCTGATGGAGATGGATTCTCCGTTAAAAGCTCTAATATATCCTTTATAAGAAAGGAGCATTAGTATGAGTAATTTTACTCAGCTTAAACGGGATCTTCTCTACAGGGCTTATAGCCTTCCTGTATCCCGGAGTGTCTCAAAACCGTTTATCGACTTAGTCGTTAAATGGGTTGAGAATTCCGGCGAGGAATGGACGATTGATAGATGTAAATCTATCAAACTGGACTTAATCAGAGTGAGATCGGGACTTGTCCCTGTTTCACAATGGATTAAGAAAGGTAAGCATAATACCACCTTTGGTGGTGTTATTGCACCTATAGAACGAATAGCCTTGTCTTCGGATAAGGGTATGAATTCTATGATCCAGCTCCTTCAAGTTTACTCATGGTTTATTTCCCCGTCTGTGACGGAGAAACAGAGCCGTAAGTTTCTTGATGGTGTCCAGGCTAAACCTCCACCTAGTGATACCCTTAATAAGTATAAACAGGTAGTTACTCTTGAGTAACTCGTGCAGGTCTTCGACCTGTCAAGTTTATGCCTAAACCTAAGCCATTAGTTGAGTTTCAACCTTCTACCAATAGAAGGGCTCCACTTTTGGATAGGACAGTACCAGAGGAACAAGGAATCATTGATTCCTTAAACTTCCTTTGGTTTACTTGTAAGGGTCGTCTCCACTACCAGAAATTCAAGAAATTCTATGACTGTGTCATGGAAGGACTTGACTGGTGGAATTCTTGGCTGATGAAGGCTACAGGTCCTTATGGACCCATGCCCAATGTCAGTTCAGGTTTTCCTGTGGGACGGATTGGTCTTATCCAGGAACCTGGCTATAAGCTTCGTGCTGTAGCCAATCCTGGGCGTGTCTTCCAACAGGTGCTTGCACCTTTAGGTGATACGCTGTACAGAACACTCAAGGTTTTACCTTGGGATTGTACTTTTGACCAGTCAAAAGCCATTCCTGTTTTACAGAAATGTCTTTCACATGGTGGTGTGATTCACTCCATCGACCTATCAGGAGCGACTGATTACTTCCCACTTACTCTTCAAGAGCAGGTGTTAAGAAGAATCTTTCCTACTGATGTAATAGACATGTTCTCTGAGATTTCTCAGGGAGACTGGGAGATGCCTGGCTTTGGCCAGATATCGTGGAAAAGAGGTCAACCTTTGGGCTTATACCCATCGTTTGGCGCCTTTGCCTTAACCCATGGATGTCTACTCCTTGGACTTAGCAAGTCCCATCTTTATGATGGTTCTTTCTATATCCTTGGGGACGATGTTGTGATACTCGACACGGAGTTAAAGGATGCTTATATTCAGACTTTGTCTGAATTAGGCTGTCCAATATCTCCAACCAAGTCAATCTCTTCAAACTCACTTTGTGAATTTGGAGGTAAGATTGTTACACCTAACAGTGTAATCCCTCAATATAAATGGAGAGCCATCTCTGATGACTCTTTCATTGATATATGTCGGAATCTTGGTCCTCGATCCGTGAAGCTTCTGAGAACACGCCAGCGCTCAGTCATACGGTGCTTAGCACCGTTGCCTGAATGCCTAGGCGGGTTCGGATGGAACCCACAAGGAATGTCACTTGAGACTCGTCTCGAGCAACATCCTTGGTTATGGGAACCTAAGAAACCTCATGGTCGCGTCACGAGCTATACGGGCTCTAGCATCAGAGTTTTGTTCAACTCTGAAAGCTATTGCCAAACTCTAAAGGACATACCTTCATTGGTATGTTCCCTGAGAGATGTCCTCGACCAGAGGGCATTAGCTCTTACTAGAACCTATATCTCGGAGTCTTTGACTCCTTGGTATAGAATTCTAGGAAAGAATCTCGATGAGGTTCTCACATCTAACTTGTTAGATTGTGATTTGCCTGTCGAGATGTCGCGGTACCTACCGTCATCTCTCACTATGTGGGAGAATAAGATTGGTATGGATCACATACAGGGCGGTTAAACCCTAGA